AAAACAAGAAGCACTGCAAAAAGCATCAGATGAATGGAACATTCGTTTAGGTGCATTGACTAAGGCTGAAGCTTACCCAGTTCGTAAGTTTGATGAACCTGAAAATGATAAACCAAGATATGAAATCTTCAACTTGAATACGAACAATAGTATAGAGGATGCTGAAGGCATTACTAATGACAGAGAAGCATTGATTCGACTTGATGATTATATTCATCACGGCCCACATAGACTACAACCGTTTCAGGCAAGAGATATGTTTGGCATAAGACATGTCGGTGGAGATGGAGAACCTATATTAGCGCAACCTATTCGTGCCACTAGTGGTGAAACACAAGATTACAAACTATACAGAACAGCAGACCAAAGTATAGTTTATACATTCCAAGCTACATCAGTTGAAGAAGCAAGAGAAAAAGCTCAAGCTTGGTTGTTACAACAAGGTATTGATAGACGAGGATATGGTCTATCACGTATGGATCAACCTGCATCCGCACCAGGTAGCACAACTGATATACAACAACAAAGAGCAATACCCGGTACATTCACCGGTGCTTGGAAAGTAATGGCAGATGGTCAAGAAGTACATCGCTTCAGTGGAATAGGCAATGTTCAACGTGACGCTAATCGTGTAGCCATTCAATGGCTAAGAGACAATGGGTACGACCAAGGTACAGACATTGAAGTATTACCTATAATGAGTTAAATAAATTATGAAAAAACTAATAACAATAATATTACTAGCCTTAACTAGTGTTGCATTTGCACAAAAGCAAAAGCCAATGAACATATATGATTTCCCTATCACTAGAGTTATTGATGGAGATACTGTAGCATTTCAAGCAACGTTCTTACCTCTTCCATTGAAACAAGAACTAAGTATTCGTGTATTTGGAGTTGATACACCTGAAAAGGGTCATAGAGCAATGTGTCCAAGTGAAGACCAACGTGGGCAGGCTGCTACTGCATTTACAAAAAATGCTATCACTAAAGCACAGAAACGTCAAGTAGCTATTGCTGATTGGGATAAGTATGGTGGACGTGTATTGGGTGATATATTACTTGATGGACAAAGTTTAAGAATGATGTTAATACAGAATGGATTTGCAAGAGAATACTACGGAGAAGCTAAAACTTCTTGGTGCAACTAACACCCTTAGGACCGTAACTTAGTTACGAGGGTAGGCGGCTTCTGCCTTAAGCAATCCAATTCGCTACTGGACCTTATAAGTGAGCATAAATACTAATATGAGAGCAATAGAACTATACGAATCGGCCGCAAGTGAACTAGCTAAGAAACTTCCTAGCTTAGAGAAACACGACTATAATACCATTGATAAGCTAATGAAAAACATAGCAAAGAAACATCGTATAACCGGTGATGCATTGCATGATTTGTTTGTTAGAAAATATCATAAGACTCCAGACAGTTGGATTAAAGATAAACTAGATGAGAGTGAACAAGAAGATTTGAATAACAATCCTATTGTACAGAAGTTTCTTGCTTGGACAAGTAAGAAGTTGAATTTAGAAAATACTCCAAAGATAGAGTTTAGTTATGATAGTGATGAAGCACAAGAAGGTCATCATACTGGTAGACACAATCCAGAGACGGGTGAAGTATGGGTTTATTGTGCTAATAGAAATCTAGTAGATATATTACGTACTGTGTTCCATGAATTAACTCATGTACGCCAGGGTGAATTAAATATGATTAAGCCGGGTGATAGTTATCCAGGTAGTCCAATAGAAGCAGAAGCGGATGTAATGGCTGGCAAATATATTAAAATATTTGGTAAAGCACATCCAGAAATATTTCAATAAAGAGAATAAAATATGTCAATATCAATAACAGGTGGAATATCATTTAGTGGTGGAGTAGGAATAACTGCCGCACCACCATCAACTCCAACAGCAGGATGGTTTGCAGGTGGGTCTGACGATTCTGGTGTTACTTCAACAGTACAACGAATAACATATGCAACTGATACCGCTACTGCAAGTGTTCGTGGACCATTAAACGGCACCAGATATCAAAATGCCGGTACCGGTAATTTAAATTATGGATGGTTTGCTGGTTCACGCATTACAGTTGCTATTAGCTCAGTATCAAGGATCACCTATGCAACAGATACTGATACAGCAAGTAATCGCGGCCCACTAAGTTATAGTGCTTATAGTATTACTGCGAACGGCACAGATACATATGGATGGTTTGCAGGTGGTAAGGATCAATCACCTAGTGATTATTCTACAGTATCCAGAATAACATACGCAACTGATACTGGTACTGCAAGTACAAGGGGATCATTATCCGGTTGTTCATATCAAGGTGCAGCATCTACTGACAGCACTACATATGGCTGGATTGCAGTAGGATTTGATAACCCTAGTACTATCGGATACCGTAGTATCGTAACTAGGATAACATATGCCACTGATACAGTAACATCAACTATTAGAGGTCCATTAAGTTCAACTAGATCATCAATGGCCGGTACTGGTAGTACAAGTTATGGTTGGTTTGCCGGTGGATTTTTCGTCGGCCCGCCGACATGGGAGGGAATTTATTATTCTAGGGTAGATCGTATTGATTATGCAAATGATACCGCTACAGCAAGTGTTCGTGGTCCGTTAACTAGAACTAATCAAGGTCAAGCAGCATCAACCGATGGAACAACATATGGTTGGTTTGGTGGAGGAAATAATTTTTCAACTCCTGCCGGTCCTTTTTCTTCCGTAGACAGAATAACATATGCTACTGATACTGTTACTGCGACTGCACGTGGCCCGTTAAGTTCCGGTAGGAGGGTTTTTGCTGCCTCATCCGGTATACAATAATATAAAGGTTAAAAAATGTCAATAACAATAACAGGTGGAATAACATTAAATGGTGGTGGTTGGACTATTGAGGCACCACCGGCGGGTATTAGGGCTATATTTGGTTATGGAAATGATGGATCAGTAACATCAATAACTAATTTAGTATCAACTACTGGTGTTGTTGCCACAGATACCGCAGGGGTAGGGACTGCTAGATATGGATTGGCAGCCGCAGGATATGGCACAGATAAAGCTATATTTGGATATGGATATGCCTCTCCAAGCGCACGTTCAATCACCAATCTAGTATCAAATACAGGTGTTGTTGCTACTGATACAGCAGGTGTAGGTACTGCTAGAAATGGATTAGCAGCTGCCGGATACGGATCTGATAAAGCTATATTTGGATATGGTTCTATCCCAGGGGGATCTCCTTACTCAATGACCAATCTAGTATCAAACACTGGTGTAGTAGCCAATGATACTACAGGTGTTGGTACTGCTAGATTATACTTAGCAGCCGCCGGCTATGGAACAGATAAAGCTATTTTTGGATATGGGGTTACATACTCTCCAGGTTTCACTCCTTACTCAATTACCAATCTTGTATCAAATACAGGTGTTGTTGCTACTGATACAACAGGTGTTGGAACTGCTAGAGGAACATTAGCAGCCGCAACCTATGGCACTGATAAAGCTATATTTGGATACGGGTATAACGGAAGTACTAATGTATCAACTACTAATCTAGTATCAAACACAGGTGTTGTTGCTAGTAATACTACAGGTGTTGGAACTATTAGAGGAACATTAGCAGCCTCAGGTTATAGCACTGATAAAGCTATATTTGGATATGGATTTGCCAATAGTGGCATAGTGTCAATGACTAACCTAGTATCAAACACAGGTGTTGTTGCTACTGATACTACAGGTGTTGGAACTGCTAGAGAGGAATTAGCGGCCGCAAGTTACGGATCTTAACATTATGATTAACATAAATACATTTATTATAAAGGAAAATAAAATGATAGACTTAGAAAACATGCCTGCTCCAACAGCAGAGGAAATTGCACAAGCAAGAGAAAATGCATTTAATGCAGAACATCCAGCATCATGGACATGGGATGAGGCAGCAACTACATATGTTGCTCCAGTTGCTATTCCAAGTGATGGTTATCCATACTTATGGGATGAAGCTACAACTAATTGGGTACCATTTCCAGATTATCCAAGAGAATAAAGAATGTCGGTAACATTTAGTGGTGGCGGTGTAACAATATCAGGCGGAGGATGGACTCTTAGTCCTCCACCAGGTGGTAGTAAGGCTATCTTTGGATATGGTTATAACGGGACAAATTTGTCAATTACTAATTTAGTATCAAACACAGGTGTTGTTGCCAATGATACTACAGGTGTCGGTACTGCTAGATTTGGATTGGCGGCCGCAGGATATGGCACAGATAAAGCTATATTTGGATATGGATTCGGAGCTAGTAGAACGTCAATAACTAACCTAGTATCAAATACAGGTGTAGTTGCTACTGATACTTCAGGAGTTGGAACTGTTAGAAGTGATTTAGGAGCCGCAGGATATGGTACTGATAAAGCTATATTTGGTTATGGATATACAGGTGGTGTCTCTTTTATATCAATAACCAATCTAGTATCAAATACGGGTGTGGTTTCCGGTGATACTGCAGGTGTTGGTACTGCTAGAGGTTATCTTGCAGCCGCAGGTTATGGCACTGACAAAGCTATTTTTGGATATGGTAACGGTAGCGGATTGCAATCAATAACCAATCTAGTATCAAACACGGGGGTTGTTGGCAACAATGTTACAGGTGTAGGTACTGCTAGAGATAGTCTTGCAGCCGCTAGTTATGGTACTGATAAAGCTATATTTGGTTATGGATCTGGACCAACTGCAATAACTAACTTAGTATCAAACACAGGTGTAGTTGCTACTGATACAACAGGTGTTGGAACTGCTAGATATTATCTTGCGGCCGCAGGATATGGGGTAGGTACAGCTATATTTGGATACGGTGAGAATGGTAGTATTAATGTATCAATGACCAACTTAGTATCAAACACCGGTGTAGTTGCTACAGATACTACAGGTGTCGGTACTGCTAGACAATTATTAGCGGCCGCAAGTTACGGTTAATTATACAAAGAAAGAATAAAGAATGTCGGTAACATTAAACGGTGGTGTAACATTTGGCGGAGGGTTAACTCTTACTGCCGGACCAGCCGGTAATAAAGCTATATTTGGATACGGGTACATTTCAGCAGTAGGAGAGACTGCAATAACCAATCTAGTAAGTAATACAGGCGTTGTAGCAACTGATACAGCTGGAGTAGGTACTACCAGAACTAACCTAGCGGCGGCTGGGTATGGTACTGATAAAGCCTTATTTGGTTATGGAGAAGGAAATGGTACTTATTTATCAATAACTAACAAAGTAAGTAATACAGGTGTGGTGGCTAATGATACTGCAGGTGTTGGTACTGGTAGAACTGGAATTGCAGCCGCAGGTTACGGGACTGATAAAGCTATATTTGGATATGGCTACGCCTCTGGCGGCAGAACAGCAATAACTAACAAAGTATCAAACACCGGAGTAGTTGCTACTGATACGACAGGTGTAGGTACTATTAGAAATGGACTAGCGGCCGCAGGCTATGGAACCGATAAAGCTATATTTGGATATGGGCAAAATTATCCCACTTATTATTCGTTAACCAATCTAGTAAGTAATACAGGTGTAGTAGCAACTGATACAACTGGTGTTGGAACTATTAGAAGTGAGCTAGCGGCAGCAGGTTATGGTACGGATAAGGCTATATTTGGATATGGATATGCTTCCGACAATTCAAGTGTATCAATGACCAACCTAGTATCAAACACAGGAGTAGTAGCAACAGATACGACTGGTGTTGGTACTGCTAGGTTTTATCTAGCTGCCGCTGTTTACGGCACTGATAAAGCTATATTTGGATATGGAGTAACAACAGCAGTAACTAATTTAGTATCAAATACAGGTGTGGTTGCTACAAATACTACTGGTGTTGGTACAGCAAGATATTCACTTGCGGCGGCCGCCTACGGTTAAACAATAATTAACCATAATCATTGCAATACAAATCATTATATGCTATAATGCATAAATGATTAAGCTAACAGTTCCATTACCCAAAAGTATCATAATCGCATGTAGCGGTGGTGTAGATAGCATGGCAGTAGTTGATTTTCTAAGCCGCAAACATGATATCACTATCGCCCATTTTAATCACAGAACACAAAACGGTGAAAAAGCCTCTAAGTTTGTTTCCAAATATTGTAGTGATAATAATATTCCTATGCTATATGGAACACCACGTAGTCAAAAAAATAGCAAAGAAAGCCAAGAAGAATACTGGCGTAGAGAACGCTATGATTTTTTAAGTGAACTTGGTCCAGTAATCACCTGTCATCATTTAGATGATTGTGTTGAAACATATATCTGGTCAAGCTTACATGGCACACCCAAAGTTATCCCACTAACACGTAACAATGTTATTAGACCATTTCTAACTACTAGAAAACAAGATTTAATATATTGGTGCGAAAGTCATAATGTACCCTGGATTGAAGACGAATCCAATAAGAATTCCAGATATACCCGTAACTACATTCGCAATGAACTAATGCCACATGCATTACATGTAAATCCCGGATTACCTAAATTGGTAAAAAAGATTGTAGAAGGTAAACAAAATACTTGACTTCTCTACACAAACCAAGTATACTAACTAATTATTTAAGGAGAAACTATGTCGGATTATAATAGAACGTTTAATGGTGAAGCAAAGATTAAACTAACACAATTAATCAATGAAGGGATGCATGTCCTACATGAAATTGATACATTGAATGGTGGATTAAACGACACTATTAAAGCGGTTGCTGAGGAGCTGGAAATCAAAGCTAGTACATTGAAGAAAGCCGTGCGTATTGCACACAAAGCAAGTCTCGGTCAGACTAACAAAGACCATGATGAACTCAACACAATCCTAGAAACTGTGGGAAAAACGCTTTGAGTTATGTGGATGCTATTCATAGTAGGGATGAGGATCGTATCTATGTAGTAGAACGATCTCCTGAGGGTAAACGATTGTATAAAGAATACCCTACTAACTATGTATTGTATTATCCTGATAATAAAGGTAAACATCGTAGTATCTATGGCGATCCAGTCAGTCGTTTCAGTACTCGCAAACGACAAGAGTTTGAAAAAGAAAGACGCATACACTCAAATAAAAAACTATTTGAGAGTGATGTGCCAGTAGTCTTCCGTTGTCTAAGTGAAAACTATCTTGGCATTGATGCACCTAAACTTCATACATGTTTCTTTGACATTGAGGTGGACTTTGATCCTGAAAAGGGATTCAGTCCTACAAGTGATCCATTCAATCCTGTTACAGCTATCAGTTGTTACTTAGATTGGCTAGATCAATGTATTACATTAGTGATTGCTCCTAAACATATGTCTAGTGAAACAGCACAAGAAATCACTAATGAGTTTGAGAATACAATGCTATTCACAAACGAAAAAGAAATGTTTGATGTGTTCTTCCAACTCATTGAAGATGCAGATGTATTAACTGGTTGGAACTCAGAGGGCTATGATATACCCTATATGGTCAATCGTGTTACTAGAGTAATGAGTAAAGATGACACACGCAAGTTCTGCTTGATGGGTCAACTACCTAAAGCTAGAGAATACGAACGATTTGGTAAGAGTGAAACAACTTATGACTTAGTAGGTCGTATTCACTTAGACTATCTACAACTATACAAAAAGTATAACTATGAATCACGCCATAGTTATAAACTTGATAGTATCGGTGAGATGGAAGTCGGGGAGAACAAAACACAATATGAAGGTACTCTTGACCAATTGTATAACAAAGACTTTAAAAAGTTCATTGAATATAACAGACAAGATACAATGTTGTTAGTGAAGATTCACAACAAACTTAAGTTTTTAGAATTAGCTAATCAACTTGCACACGAAAACACAGTACTGCTTCCAACAGTTATGGGTTCAGTAGCAATGATTGAGATGGCAATTTTTAATGAAGCACACGAACGTGGCTTAGTGGTTCCAGATAAAAAACGAAAGGTTGAAAATGAAGAAGATGTCCAGCAGGCAGCAGGTGCCTTTGTTGCTACGCCGAAAAGAGGTATGCATGAATATGTCGGAGCAGTTGACATTAACTCACTCTATCCCTCGGTTATTCGTGCCCTCAACATGGCAGGTGAAACCATCGTTGCTCAAGTCAGACAAACAATCACTGACAAATACATGCTTGACAAAGGTGTGCGATTAGCAAGTGAAAAGAAACGTCACAAAGAAGGTGATGATGCAGTTACAGGATCTATCTTATGGGAGAACCTGTTTGGTGCATTAGAATATACTGCTATTATGAACCAAGAACGTGGTACTATTCTTACAGTTGATTTTGAAGATGGTCGTAGTGTAGAAATGTCAGCGGCAGAAATCTGGAAGATGGTCTTTGACAGTCATAAGCCCTGGATGTTAAGTGCTAACGGTACTATCTTTACTTATGAAAAAGAAGGTGTCGTACCCGGTCTACTAACTCGTTGGTATACAGAACGTAAAGCTATCCAGAAACAAGCTAAAGAAGCATATGGTACTGATATGTTTGATTATTATGACAAGCGACAACTTGTTCGTAAGATTTTACTTAACTCAGCATACGGTGCATTGTTAAACGAACATTGCAGATTCTATGACAAACGTATCGGTCAAAGTGTTACACTATCTGGAAGACAAATCGTTAAACATATGATGAGTACTATCAATGAAACAGTTGAAGGTATCTATTCACATGAAGGTAATGCTATTGTGTATGGTGATACTGACAGTTGTTACTTCACTGCTTATCCAACATTAAAGCCGCAGATTGAATCTGGTCTATTAGATTGGAATAAAGAAACTTGTATTGGTTTGTATGATGGTATCGCTGAACAAGCAAATGAAAGTTTCCCAGCATTCATGGAACGTGCCTTTCATGCTCCAAGAAAGAACGGAGCTATCATTAAAGCTGGTCGTGAACTAATCGGTGATCGGGCGATCTTTATTGTTAAGAAGCGTTATGCTATTAACATCTTTGATAAAGAGGGTAAGCGCAAAGATAGTGACGGACAACTAGGCGATATCAAAGCTATGGGTCTTGACTTGAAACGTGCTGATACACCTAAGTATGTACAAGAGTTTTTAATGAATGTACTACAAATGGTTCTTCAACAAGGTAAAGGTCGTGATGAAGTTATTGAAGCAGTAAAAGACTTCAAGCGGATATTAACTGCACAAGATAGTTGGACAAAAGGTTCTCCTAAAGGTGTAAACAAACTTACGATGTACGGTGACTTAGAAGCTAAGAGTAGTACGGGCAGAGCTAACATGCCGGGGCATGTACGTGCGGCATTGAACTACAACTATTTGCGTAGAGTAAACGGTGACCAGTATAGTCAAAAGATTATTGATGGTATGAAGGTTGTAGTATGTAAACTTAAACCCAATCCATTAGGGTTTACAAGTGTAGCATATCCTGTTGATGAATTACGACTACCCAAATGGTTTACAGAATTGCCATTTGATGATTCGGCAATGGAACAAACGTTAGTAGATGAGAAGATTGATAACTTATTGGGTGTATTAGATTGGGATATTCGTAGCAATACAGATACTAACAGTACATTTGATGACTTATTCAGTTTCGGTTAAATTGGTGTTGCAATTCGTAATATATTCCATTATAATACGTATTACAACTACCTAAATAGTTAAAACAAAGGAAAAACATGAAAGATAATTTACAAGATTTAATTCAACACACACATGGCTTAGGCTGTATTGATTTGATTAAGGTCAGTGGAACTGACACAGAGACAACTGTAAACGCAGTAGCAGAAGATAAGAGTGTTATTGTTAGTGGTGTGCTTAAACATCCTAGCGCAGAGTTTATTGGTGTGTTTGGTATGCCTAACTTAGGTAAACTAAAAACAATTCTAGGCTTTGATGACTATGATGAACATAGTAAAATCAATGTTACACGTGTAAACAAAGACGGTGTAAGTGTGCCAGAGTACATTCACTTTGAAACAAAAGCAGGTGATTTCGTTAACGATTATCGTTTGATGAGTAAAGCTATTGCTGATGAGAAAGTTAAAACCGTAATGTTCAAAGGCACTACGTGGGGTGTTGAGTTTGAACCTACTATTGCTGGCATTCAACGACTAAAGCGTCAAGCAAGTGCTAATAGTGAAGAAAAGAATTTTACTACTAAAACGGAAAACGGTAACTTAATGGTTTACTTTGGTGACCCATCAACACATTCAGGTAACTTTGTGTTTCATCCCGGTGTTACTGGTACATTGAATAAAGCATGGATGTGGCCTGTTAAAGAGTTCTTAAGCATCATGGATCTTCCCGGCGATAAAATTATTCGTATCGGTGACGCAGGTGCAACAGAGATTGTAGTTGACAGTGGTCTAGCAGTTTATCGTTATTTACTCCCAGCACAAGCAAAATGATTAAGAGCATTCACTCTAGTAGTCCATTCTTAACTGTATCAGGTGGTAATCCAGGTTCTACTTATATTGGTAATTTTAATGGTACTGGTGTGGGTAATATGCGATATAACCCTAACAGTCAGAACACAGAAGTATATGATGGTAGTACTTGGATTATTCTCTCGGCACATCACGCTACTATAAACTTAAGTGATGAAGCAGTTGGTTTGTTACAGTGGGCACGACAAAAGCGTGATGAGGAACTTGAGATAGAAAAATTAGTACTAACTAATTCAACTATCAAAGACCTCGTTATGCAAATTAAAGACAAACAAGAACAAATTAAAGTAGTTCAAACATTGATAAAAGAAGAAGTAAAAGTTTAATGGAACAAGATAATCTATCACAAAAACAAAACCCAGATTGGGCATTGTTCTTACCCGCAGTCAGTAGTTTTTATATCTCTGGCTTGGGTAAACAACGTAAAGGTGAAGAGTACTTTGATCCTGCACGTATCCCTGCTCAATTCAACGGTGATGTAGAGAAACTAAACTTTCTTAATAGTAAAGAAGGTCTCTATTATTACAAATGGGGCTTGTACAGTGCTGGTCATGCTAACTTAGATACTACTAAAGACGATCCTAGTGAATCAATCATTAGAGAACGTGAAGAAGGTACATTTATGTTAGGTGACTCTGGTGGATTTCAAATTCTTAAAGGTCAATGGCCAGCTGATTGGAAAGATCCTAATTGCCCTAAAGCTATGATTAAGCGTAAAGCAGTATTGAACTGGATGGACACGTACATGGACTATGGCATGGTCCTTGATATTCCTTCACAATCAATAACTACTTTTAATATGAAGGATAAGAATGGTGTAAGTCTTCATGGTATCAGTACTATCCAAGAAGCAATTACTGCTACCCATATTAACAATGAATACTTTATCAACAATCGTTCGGGCAAATGTAAGTTCTTAAATGTATTACAAGGTCGTACACATACCCAGTCAGATGAGTGGTACGATGAAATGAAGAAGTATTGTGATCCAAAACAATACCCAGACAATCACTTTAATGGTTGGGCTTTCGGTGGACAGAATAAGATTGATGTACACTTGATGTTAACAAGAATGATTGATATTATCCATGATGGGTTATTAGTAGAAGGTAAGCATGATTTAATTCACTGTTTGGGTACAAGTATTTTAGAATATGCTGTATTGTTTACTGATATTCAACGTGCTATTCGCAAGTATCACAACCCTAAACTTAAAATTACATTTGATTGTGCAAGCCCATTCTATAGTGCGGCTAAGGGTTTAGCATATTTCAATACTAATATTGAGCATAACAAGAAATGGTCATACAGTATGGAAAAGACTGCTGAAAAGAAAAGTTATGCTAATGACACCCGTAAATATAGGGATGCTGTATTAGCTGAAGGAATCCATAAACTCTTTACAGATAGTCCAGTAACTGATAAACTAGTGCTTAAGGACTTGTGTTATCGTGGTCAAGGGTTCTTAGGACAACATGGTAAAGAAACTAAGACCAGTTGGGATACATTAAGTTATACATTGCTTCAAAGTCATAATGTATGGATGCACATGAATGCCGTACAAGAGGCTAACCGTCAATATGATATAGGTATTGTACCTAAGATGTTGATGAATGAACAATTTGAACGTGTATTGTTTAAAGATGTTATTGACGAAATTTTCAGTAAGAAAACTAAACAGGAAGCAATTGATTTAATTGATGCTAACAGTAGATTATGGATGCAGTTTCAATCAGGTAGTCAGGGTATTAGTGGTAAACGAACAGTTAATGCATTGAGTAAGTTTGAAGAACTATTTGAAGTTCAGAATGAAATAGAGTTTGAAGAAGTAATAGAAGATAGTGATGATGCTATGAATGAAGTATTACATGAAAAGGTAGATTTAGATGATGACAATTAATCCATCACTTACACTGAAGTCAACAATGACCGGTGATACTCAGGAATCTGTTATTACCTTTACCGGTGGTTCAGATGAGATGTTACGTATAGCAAAAGACGGGTTTTATATACGTGGTAAACGGGTACCTCAAGATGACAAAGAAGCTGAAGTAGTGTATAATACATTTCATCAGTGGTTAACATGGGCAACACTTAATAGGGATTATAAATGATAGAACAACATGAACATGCAATGCACGAAAAACGTGTACGTATTAAACAACATGCATTACGTACAATCTTTGTACGTTTTCAAAAAGAAGGTATTCATAAATACCCAGCGGCAGCAACAGATCCAGCACTTGCTACAGGTGATGAGTATGATGTTAGCTTTTTAGGATCTCCACATAGACACATCTTTCATTTTGAAGTGTCTATTGAAGTATTTCACAACGACCGTGATATTGAGTTTATTCAGTTTAAAAGATGGTTAGAGAAACAATATTCTCAAGGCATACTAGAATTGAATTACAAAAGTTGTGAAATGATTAGTGATGACCTCTATGATGTTATTGCAACTCGGTATCCAGATCGTAATATCGCTATTCAAGTATCGGAAGATAATGAGAATGGTGCTACTATTGTCTATAACACAAACAAACCTTATCAACAACTAGCTATTTAAAGGAATATAAAATGGCAAAACAACAACAATCTAACCCACGTGTTCAACAAATCTTTGAGGACCTAGAAAACTATCTAATGTTCTGTCAGGACTATGGATACAAGTTTGATGAATCAACTCTATACGATATGCGTAGCTTTGCATATCGTCAGTTTACTAAGGCAGTAACTGGCAAGTGGGCTAAAGATCAGTGGCAGGAAGACGCACGTCCATGAACGTTGTGTTAGTCACTGGTGGTTTTGATCCGCTACATAGTGGTCATATTGAATATTTCAAGGCTGCTAAGGCATTAGGATTTTTACTAATAGTAGGAATCAATAGTGACGCATGGTTGACCCGTAAAAAAGGACAACCTTTTATGCCTGTACAGGAAAGAAAAGCTATCATTGAGAATCTATACCAAGTACATAAGGTAATAGAATTTGATGATAGTGACGATACTGCTATTGATGCTATTCGTAAAGTCAAAGAGATGCACCCACAAGCAAAGATAATATTTGCTAATGGGGGAGATAGAACTAAAGATAACATTCCCGAAATGGTTTTTCATGATGTTGAATTTGTTTTTGGAGTAGGTGGTGAAAACAAACTAAACAGTAGTAGTTGGATACTAGATGAATGGAAACATCCAAAAACATTGCGTGAGTGGGGGTATTATCGTATACTACATGATGTAGATGGTTGTAAAGTTAAAGAATTAACTGTAGAGCCAGATAAAAGTTTAAGTATGCAACGACATTTTAAACGAAGTGAATACTGGTTAGTAACTGACGGTTCTTGCATTGTTTATAGACAAATGAATGGCGGGTATGCATTACCTCCCATGCAGTTAAGTAAACATCAAGAGTTTAAGATACCAGCTGATTCCTGGCATCAACTATCTAATCCTTTTGATGAACCATGTAGTATTATAGAAATTCAATATGGTGAAAAATGTATTGAAGAAGATATTGAAAGAAAAACAAATGCGTAAATTATTTTATATGGGGCTAGAACCCTACAAAGCACGTTATACTCTACAACTACAAGAATGGAATGAACGTGTCTTTAAACGTAGAGGTATTAACTATGTTATCGTTCCAGGCGAAACATTAAGTAATGACCAAGCTATTGTGACGGGACAAGTATTAGATGCACATGGTCGTACATACTTTGGTATGTCACAACTTATGAATTTAGTTAAAATGATGAAGGCGGGTGAGTGTAGTGATGAAGATATTGTCTATTTTGAAGATATGTTTCAACCGGGTATTGAGAGTTTGCCGTATATACTTAAGCAAGTTCCTGCTAATCTCCGTCCTCGTATATTTGTCCGTTGTCTTGCTCAGTCAATCGATCCGGATGATTTCGTACATGTATGGGGAATGAGTGAATTCATGGGTCACTATGAAAAGATGGTTGATTCATTCGTTGATGGCGTACTAGCTACAAATGAAGAAATGATTATGCATATGAAGATTGCGGGATGGAAGGCACCATTATATAACATTAGCGGTCTAGCATTTGGTAAAGATGAAGTGCGTGGTCGTATTGATGGTCCATTAAAACCCTTCAATCAACGTAAGATGCGTGTAGCATTTAGTGCAAGATGGGATCAAGAAAAACAACCAGACTTCTATATGGATTTGATTGAAACATTTCATTCTAGGTCTAATACTAAGGTAGAGTTCTGCGTGTTCAGTGGTAGTAAACTGAAAAGCAATAACGAAAGTTATATGGAACGTACACGTAAACTTCAAAGTGAAGGTAAACTAGTTATCTATGAAGATTTGGAAAAGAATGATTACTATCAACTATTAAATGATACTAGAGTATTGTTTAACTGTGCTTTGCAAGACTGGGTAAGTAATACAGTTAGTGAAGCAGATACATTGGGTTGTAATGTATTATATCCGGCATATCGTTCATTCCCAGAAACGTTTGCTAATGATAATACACGATTATATATTCCTTGGAGTATTGATGATGCTATGTCTAAATTACAAAATTTATTGATGGCACCACATAACTATCAAGGACGTATTAGTAAATACAATGATGGGACTATTGACCGTATCTGTGATATTATGGAAGGCAATGGAGAACAATATTTACGCATGACTAGTGATTATCGTAAATACACAAGAGAAACAAAATACTCATAACATAAAGGAAATAAAATGAGCGCACAAAATGATATTGAAACAAGCTTGGCAGCATATAATACTGAGAATGATAAGTTTAACAAAGGTAATGCAGCCGCTGGTACACGGGCTCGTAAGGCATTAGCAGAACTAGCTAAAGCGGTTAAAGCACGCCGTAATGAAATTACAGCAGAAAAAGCCGCACGTGCAGAAGCAAAAGCTAAGGCTTAACCATGGCTCGCAAGAAAATTCAACTTGCAGAAGTTAGTTCATTGCCAGACTCAGTACAAAAAGGTAGTCACTTAACGGTGACTACTTATCCTGATGGCAAAACAGAATTAGAATGGGATTGGGACGCATTAGTTAATGAGGTACGTGAAGCCTGCGCTAGTGTTGAACTTGCCAATACAAAGCCGGCAGTTAAGGCTAAATCAAAAAAATCAGTTGCTAAAACAAAGTGATAAATACTTGTGTTACACAACGGTAACACAATATCAAAACAAAACCATCACAAAGGAAGGTTATCTATGAGTTATAATAAAACAAAAACAGATCCAGTACTGGGTCTACAAGTACACGAACACTTAGTTAGAATGGGTGTTGAGACTCCTACAATCAAGTCTTTGGTTCCGGATCGTAAAGATAAGATTGCGGTCATTGAGCCGTTATTTGCCGAGATTATGAAAACACTTGGTTTAGATTTATCTGATGATAGTCTTATTGAAACACCTAAACGTGTTGCCAAGATGTATGTCAATGAAATATTTTGGGGTCTCGATTATGAAGCATTCCCTAAATGTACAACAGTTGACAATAAGATGCAATACAACGAAATGGTTGTAGAGCGTAATGTTAATGTTCAATCTAACTGCGAACATCATTTTGTAGTCATTGATGGATTGGCTACAGTAGCTTATGTCCCTAAACAAAAGGTGTTAGGGCTTAGTAAGATAAACCGTATTGTAGAATATTTTAGCAAAAGACCTCAAATTCAAGAGAGGTTAACAGAGCAAATTTTTCACACCTTACAGTTCATCCTTGATACAGAAGATGTTGCAGTTATGATTGACGCACAACACTATTGTGTAAAATCACGCGGCGTAGAAGATACAGGTAGTAGCACTGTTACTTGTCGTTTAGGTGGTGGTTTCAAAACTGATCCATCAGCACGACAAGAGTTCTTACAAATTGCTAACAAAGGTTGCAAATAATGGGCTTTCGTAAACAAATGGACTATAACAGTGTTCATCATCAAATCTATATGAGTGGTGTAGAACTACATAGTAACTATAATGACGGATTTAATCAATTTGAAATCAAAAAAGACTTACATCGGATCAAATGGCTATTGGATGAGATTATAGCCGATAGTCCTACATTTGCCGGTGAAGATGAATTCTTAAAAGAACACGAACAAACTAAGATGTGGAGAACTCTTTCAAAATGATTTTCAATCACATTAAAGAACTAAAAGCACAAGGTAAAAAGATTGGTATCACTTTCAGTACATTTGACTTGCTACATGCAGGGCATGTTGCTATGTTAAGTGAAGCTAAGAATCATTGTGACTATTTGATTTGTGGGTTGCAAACTGATCCTACTATTGATAGACCTGACACTAAGAATAAACCCATTCAAAGTATTGTAGAGCGACAGATTCAACTTGCGGCTTGTCGTTATGTTGATGAAGTTGTTGTCTATCAAACTGAACAGGACCTTATTGACCTATTACTTATTCTACCATTAGATGTTCGCATTTTGGGTGTAGAGTATGCAGATAAAGAGTTTACTGGAAGATGGGAGGGCGGTGAGCGTGGCATTGAACTTGTGTTCAATGGTCGTGACCATAGTTTCAGTAGCAGTAGTTTACGTAAACGGGTAGCTGATGCCCAAATCATTAACACTCTTAATAAATAAGATAACCGGTCTCTTTGGGCTCATCCCGGTATACAAACTCTGCGTCCTATGCTATAATATAACATAGGAGAACACAATGGCAAACAAAAAATTCTTTTCAACAAAAACATACAGACAAATAGGTCCTGTCGCATATCGTCAATGGCGTGCTGACAGTCATTGTAACTTGATTCATGGCTATGCTATGAGTTTTCACTTTGAGTTTGAAGCTGATACATTAGATGCACGTAACTGGGTAACTGACTTCGGTGGATTACGTCCACTTAAAGATAAACTAGAAGAATGGTTTGACCATACATTATTAGTCGCACAAGATGACCCGATGCGTGAACATCTATTAGAACTAGGTCGTTTAAA